TAAGATTTGAATTTAGATCAGCATTAATTGTAATATTATCTGTGTCTTGATTACCTAGTGTAATATTACCTTGTAGATCAATATTACCTGTAACATTTAAATTGCCTGTTAAATTAGTTTCACCTGTAAATGGAGTAATGTTTATATCACCTTGTGTAGATGACATTGTGTTTCCACTTAGTACAAGATTGCCTGTAGCAACTTGGAATGGATCAACAATAGTTGTATTACCGCCTTGTGTAAAATTAATACCTGAAAGTGAACTTACATCAAATGTTCCGCCACTAAATGTAACAGCACCAGTATCTTGGTCTACATAAAATAAATCACCAATTCTGTAATCACCATATTGGTCAGTTGAGTTATAAAATACTCTACCGCCATTTACTTCTACAACTTCGTTTGCTTGTGCTACATCGTTGTCGTTGTTATCAAACTTTTTACCTGAACCAATGTAGCCAAAATCATGTGAACTCATTCTTAAACGTACATCTGGACCATCTGCTCTAATACCAAACTGTCCATAAACGTTTGCTGATGCAATTGAACGCATCTCTGCACCAAAATCTTTTCTATCATATCTTACAATAGTTGTTGCAGTTGCGCCACTTGGTGCCGCTGAAATACTTTGTGGTGTAAAGTCAAAACCATCTAGGCCGTCGTAACGACCATCTATGATAAGTGTATCACTTCCTACTAAACTTTCTACAGTACAGTTTGTTACAGTTGAACCGTCTGATGATGTAAATGTTACAACATCACCTGCTTGGAAAGTTCCTGTAATTCCACTTAATTGAATTTTAGTTTTACCGTCGTTGAATGTACCTGCTGTACCTGCAACACCTTCAATACCTTGTTGAGCAAAATAAATGAAACTATTTAACCATTCTGCTCTACCACCTTCTGTGATTACAATACCTTTTGAATTTGGTACAATAAATGTACAACTGTCAAACAACATTGCCGCTTCAATTGAGCCAGCCGCAATGCTTGCACCGTTTACAATAGCACCACGTCCTGCATCTGCCGCATCATAACCATATGGATCATCTGCCGCATTTGTTCCTAGTCTTACACTAGAACCAAAGTTTAATACTGTTACGTCCTTAACATATGCTGAACGTCTTGAAATGCTTGCACCCGAATTATAACAAAATGCATAACCTGTTGTACCACTCCACTCAACTTCTCTAACGGTTAAGTTTTCAATAGTACAATCACCATTCATTCTAAAAAAGTCGTTTGTTCTTGTTGCCGCAGTTGGTTTTAATTGTGTAGCACGTAATCCATGTCCTGTGATTGTGATACCTTGTGGCAAATCTAATGGTGCTACTTCTTCAAAAGTACCAGCACCTAATCTAATTGTGTCTCCAAATGTTGCAACAGATAATGCATGTTTTAATGTTGCAAAGGCTTCGTTAATTTCTCCACCGTTATTGCTGTCGCTACCATTTACTGTTACGTGATAAACATTACCTTCTTGTAATAATATGTTGGTACCATTGACTAAAACTCTACCTGTACCAGAACTGTTTACATTAATATCCGTGTTTGAATCGTTTGCAAAGATACCTGTATTATCACCATCACCGTCGACAGTAATATTACCAAACTGTAATTGACTTCCAGCAAGTGTAACATCGCCTCCTGAACTAACTTCTAGGCCATAAATGTTTACAATACCTGTTCCGTTGGCACGAATTATTAAATCACTATTAGTGTTTATAGGTTGTAAAATGTTGTCTGTGATTTGTAGTTCACCAATATTAGCATTATTTGAATCAATTGTTTTCCAACGTTTTGTAGGGATACCTAATCTGTATGTATCGCTAACGTCGGGAATAATATCTGAAACAACATCTGCGTTAATACTAATGTTGTCTAAATTGCCGTCACCAAGTGTGATATTACCTGCCGCTGTAATATTTCCTGTGGCAAACAAGTTACCTGTTACGTTTGTGTTACCTACTAATTCAATTGTACCAGTGCCGTTTGGTCTTAATTCAATAGGCGCATTAGAATCAAGCGTCGTGATATAGTTGTCATTTAATTCTAATGAGTCTACATGAATTTTTGAATGATAGATAACAGGATCATTACCTGCTGGAGTAAGTTCAATAGTTCCTAGATTAGAACTGATTGTGTTATTCTGTAGGTTTAAGTTACCTGTTGATATCTGGTTTGTGGCTTGTAAATTTGTTGCGTTTATAGTTCCGTTTACATCTACATCGTAAGCGGGGCTTGCGGTCTTGACACCAATTCTATTGTTGTTGACATCTAAGTATAATAAATCCGTTTCAAACGCTAAATCCACACCATTACGTATGAGATTTGCCTTCAACAACGGACCTGAAATTCGACCGACGGCCATTGTGTTCTCCTATAAACGGGCATCCTGTGCCTCCAGCCACCTTACATAGCGGGCTGACCACTGTTTGTACTGCAAACCAAATTTCGGTCAAGTTTGCATTAACAGTATTTAGTCTTTATTGGAAAAAGGGTATGATCGGCTTAGTCGAAACCGTGGATTACTACCACGTCTTTGCCTAGTGGTACAGCACTGTCAAAGCGTAAAAAATAACCATCAGCACCGCCTGGATTTTGTACCATTGTGTAGTTTATTTCTGCAATTTGAACAACGTTTTCTACAAGCACTAGTATGTTTTTTGAAGTTGCAGGTACAGGACTTAAAGGTCCAAAGTTTTGTTCAACAGCATCACCAGTTCCTAAATTTTGAATTGTGATAGTTGCTGGTCTGTCTGTTCTGCTAATTTCCCATGTATTGTTTACATAGGTTTCAAATTCGTTTGTATCTGTGTTATAACGAATTTGTCCGTTTTCTGGAAAGGCTGGACGTTGTGCAGTATTACCTGTAGGAATTTTAAGAGCATATGTTGTATCCATTACCACATGCCCATTGGCTTCAACCGAAACACTTTTGTCTTCGATCATTTTAGAATTTAACTGTTGTTTTTTTACAAATCTCATTATACCGCTACCGTGCTTATTGTTGCACTGATTGTAGCAGGTGATGTTGTTTGTGCTACAATAGTGTCACCATTTTCTAACACCAAACGTTCTGAATCCATAATAAATGTTTCGCCCGCAGGAATCTTTAACTGATGTAAAATTTTGTTTTGATCACTTGCAGAACCACCATTAGGTACAATGTGTAAATCTAAAAATGTGTCTGCATCTGTAAGCACACTGCCGTCGGGTGATGAAATATTATCTACATCAGCATAGTTACAGAAAATCATGCTAGTAACTGCCGTATCGCCGGTACTAGTATAAAGTGTTGTAAATGTAGCATCAATAAAGTTGTTTGTAATCGCCATTTTCTTTCCTAAAATAACATGCTATAAAGCAATGCCTTCTTTTTACTTACAAGTTCGTCTCTTGTACTAGATGTATTTACAAAATATAGTCCAGAACCACCCTCTGCTTCGGCTTGTGAATACAGTTTAATTCTGCCGCTGTCAGCACTAGGAGCACTTGGACTTACAGCACCTTCTATGCTTAGTACATCACGAACAACTACTTCACCGCTACCGTTTGATTCTAAGAAAAGACTATCACCTGAAGTTTTTGGTCTAATAGTAGTTCCATCTAAACTAAGTTCTTGTAATTCTGTGGTTTTTGCATTAACACTAAATTTTTCAACGCCATCTATTTCTAGAGTAAATTCGCTAAGTGGATCACCGTCACTAGTGTCAAATACTTCTGCTTTGGTATTGCCTGCTAAAATTCTGCTAATTGCCGCACCTGCTACCGCAGTATCGACATATTTTTTATTAGGAATATCATCATCGTCGGTTATATTATTTTCATAATCAGCAGTACCAGTTACACTTATCACTGCATTGGGAGCGTTTTGTCCTAATAGAATTAAATCTTCACCTGTGGTTTCTAGTACGTGTGCTTGTAAAGCACCTAATGCAGACCCAACTTTAAACGTGAAAACTCCGGGCCCTGTATTTCCGTTTGGTTGAATGTAACTCAGGGTATCATCAAACAGCATAGTTGCCGCTGAACTTGAAGGACCTCTATAAATGTTTAAACCTGCTTGGCCTAAACTAATTCCACTCAGAGAAGTTTCACCACTGTTTATTGTAATGATATTGTCTTCAACTGACATGTTTGCAGTATCAATTGTGGTTGTTGTACCTAGTACAGTTAAATCACCCGTAATCCTTACTTCTGGTGTTTCGAGTTCAACTTTTGCACCCGATAAACCTGATGTAACAATTTTATAATCACCGGTAACTTTTAATACGTCTACAGCCATTTGAAGGATCCTTTGTTTATAGCATTATTTAGTCAAGAGAAAAGGGCAAAGCGAACTTTGCCCTTTATGGTTTTGCAATTAGATTGCTGTAAGCACCATGATAGATGCTGTTGAGTCATTTTGAATAACGTAAGTGTATCTGTTATTGTTAAAATCTCTACATGTTCTATTGTAAAGTTTTTTAATTCTAACTTGACTACCTGTACCGTCATCAAGTGTACCTTGAATTGACATTTCGTTAGCACCTAAACCGCCTGACGCTTTATCAACTAGTGTACAAATACCAACATTTCCAGTTCCAGATCCGCCAACTGTTGTTTTAGTTCCTGTTTTTAGATCATTTACTAAAAACTTGTTAACTGATCTTTGTCTTAAAATGTATCCTGATTCAGATTCTGAATTAGCACCAACTTGACAGTTAATTGTAAAATTAGTACCATCATCTAGTAATCCGAAGTTTCTTTTGTTTACTGGTCTTCCCATTTGTTTCTCCTTTTAATCCCGTTCTAGGGGCTACGCGGTGGGTCATTCCGCATAAGTCCTACCCTTTGTAGGCACGTTTAACGACATGTGTATTTAGTCAACTCTAGAAAATAAGTGCATAAGATGTACACTACTAAAATCTTTTATAGCACGATTGATTTTAGCACATTGATCTTTGTGCTGTTGAACAATGCTGTCACGTTTTTGTTGGCGATATTTCATTTCAATCTCGCCCAGTTTTGTTATTTCACTACGCATGCCTGAGCAAAATCTTACTACATCAAAACGAAACTCTGGTGCAGTTTTAGCAAGTTCTTTTATTTGCTGTTCTACTTCAGTCCAGTCTAGACTAGATTCAATTTCCTTAATACCTTCCATAAAAGTATTTACGAGGTCATAAAAAAAGGGCGACATAAATGCCGCCCTTTTCGTAGTTTTGTAACTTTCTCTTATGAGAATGATACCTTGTCGCCTTCGATAGCAACTTTACCCAAGTAGTCTGCCGCATTTCCAAGAGATGAAGCAGTGTTGTTTAATTCAACATAGCCATATCTTGTCATAAAGCCTACAACTGGTTCAAAAGTTGCTGGATCAAGAACAACACCAGAACTCATTAGAGGAATGTATGGGCAATAGAATGCCGCCGCATCAGCCTCTGAAGAGCCTTTGTAACCGATAAGAACTGCGTCATTATCAGTACCAGATGTGTTGTCTGCTTTGTATGAGTCAACATATACTCTCATTGAGTTGTTAAGTGTACCTACAAACTTAGTGTTTGTTGGTGCTTCGAACGTACCTTCTGTGCTTCTTGCGAAAGCAGAAGTTGTAGCAGATTGTAGGATTGTCAATGCTTGGTTGTTAACAACTGCAAAGTTACCTGCGCCTCTACGTGTACGCTGAGCGATCTTGTTCGCTACTCTGTTGATTTGAACTGCTAAAGCCGCATGTTCGTCACCAACGAATGTAGCAGTACCAGATACCGCTGATTGGTCATAAGTTTCTTCTACTGAAGAAAGTGAACGCAATGAAGCAAGGATCTCTTGATCGATTTCAGCAGTAATCTCTTGTGCTAATGCCGCCATGATTTCTGCTTCGATGTCGATACCTTGTTGTGCTTGAGCGTCTTGTGCCGCTTCAAATGTCCAACGAGCAGATAGTTTACGAGTTTTCGCTTCTACTGCTTGTTTTAAGATTTGAATTGACATTCTCTTACCTGGTGAACCTTCAAGTGATGCTGTAGCATCTGCCTTGTCAGTTGACCCACCACCTGAATAGCCTAAGCCAATCTTGAATGGTGATAACGCTTCTTCACCTGCTGTTACGTCATCAAATGTATCTGAGTAACGTACTCTTAGTGTGTGAATTTGTGATACTGGGCCTGTCATAGGCTGTACACCAACAATCTCGTTTGCGATGACCGTAGGCATCACACGTCTGATTACTGGAAGAATCACTCTGTTTAATGTTGCAACATTTCCTGCGGAAGTTGCACCAGCAGTTGCCGACTCAGCGAGATAACGTCTAGTGTTCTCGAGAGTGACGTCCATTACGCTTTTCTTGTGTCCATTAAGACCTTCAAGCAATGCGTCTTTGGTTGCCTGCCAGTTTTCGTTGATTATTTCTGACATTTTGTCCTTCTCCTTTTTAGTTTAATCCCGCTAATTTGCGGAGTTCAATTAAGTTTGACTTTTCTTCTACCGTTTCTTTTACTTCTTTATTGCCTGTTACTTCTGTTCCCTCATTTAGTGCCTGTTTTTTAGCAGATGGACGATTTTTGTCTTCCATTACTGCTGGTAGATATTTGTCAAATGCTGTGTGCAATTTTTCTGTTTGCACTGACTCTAGTAGTTCAGACATAATGTCCTTTTTGTCTTTACCTAATGGAGCCAACAACTCATTCATCACTGCAACACGTTTCGCTTCGTCTTTGGCTTTAGAAACTTCTGCTTCCTTAGACTCAACTAGAGTGGTCTTCTCTGTGATGGTTTTCTTAGCCTCTGCTAACTGCTCTTCCTTCTCTGCAACGATCTTCATTAACTTCGCAGTTTCTGATTTTTCGTTTAGATAAGAATTGCTGTATTCATTAGCAAATGCTTCGAATAGTTTTCTACCAAAGTGATTTTCACGTGCTGATTGAATGTCTTCTTTCAACTGTGAAATCTCTTCGGAGAGTTTCTTACTTACAGTTTCCTTCACAATGTCTGCTGACTTAGCAACAAACTTTGCTTTGACCTCTGCAAATTTTTCTTTGGCTTCTTTTACAAGGCGTACCTTGGTTTCTGCCAAATCTTTTTTGTCTTCTGCAAACTCGTTGATTTCTTTTGCAAGTTGCTTAACAACAAAGTCTTCCAATTTTGAAAAGTTTTCGCTGACCTTAGCACGGTCTTCGTGTAACTCTCCAATTTCTTTAGTCAACTGCTTGAGCATAAACTCTTGCAGTTTTTCAGAATGCTCACCGATCTTCTTCTTATATTCAACTCTTGCTTCTGCAAGTGCTTTCTTATCTTCAGCAATTTCAGCAATTTCTGATTCTAAACGCTCGGAAACCATATTGTCAATCGCTTCGACCATGTTTTGCTTATCATGTTCGTAACGTTTTGCAAATTCCTCACGGAGTTCAGCAGTAACAGTGTCTTTGTTTTCCTTCACTTTTTGGTCCCATGCTTCTTGTAAGTCAGTGCGAACTTCCTCACCTAGCAAGCCTGTTTCAAAAAGTTTATTAAACATATCACTCATTGGCTTCTCCTTTTGTTACTGCAAGCCTTTTATGACTCGTAGCATCTGTTCTTTGAGATACTTTTGTGCTTTAGCATCTTTCGATACTTCGTGAGCCGCCCTAATCGCACTATAACCACCTCTTGTGTTCATGAAGTGTTCATAGATTGGTGTTGGGTAAGCACCCGGCGCACTTGGTTGGGCTACCACATCTACTGTGATAATCTCAAATCCATTAACTTCTCCTGTGGATTCGTTAACTTCACCTGCTCCACGTGAACTGACTCCCAGTTTCACACCTGATTCTAACATGGTTTTTACAAGATTGCCCATTGGGGTTGGCAGAACTTTCATCTTGCCAAACCCATTAGGTCCATCCATCCACATATCTGTAATCATATGCGATACACGATCTAAATTTACTTTTAAATCATCTGGGTGATCAACTTCACCTAGCACAGAGTAACCGCCGTCGATCTGATCCTTGAGTGTCTTAACAGCGTTGCCTATCTCGGAGACAGGGTAGATACGCTGGTTTGCGTTTTTAACACCACCCTGAATACAAATGCCTTTTAAATAAAGGTTTTTGTTTTCCCCTTCACCTTGGGACTCAAGGGTGACTTGCGCCTGATCGAACGTAAGATGTTCTCTTAAGTATGCCATATTGGCTAACTCCTAATTACTCAGCACTCTTTGGTGCAGATGCTTTACTAAAAGTGTCTCCGGCTTTTGAACCTGGTTCATTCTCGAAAGATTTTCCCATGTCTTTTGGCTTTTGAGCACTACCGCCCTTTTCTTCACCACCGCCAATTGCGTGTGCTTTAGCATCGTTAGGTGCTTTAGCATTGCTCGCTACTGGACTAGCAGTGTTATCAGAACCTTCGGAATTTGACGGAGCAGAAACTTTTTCTACGTATTCACGCATAGTTTCGCCAGCGGATTTTGCTTGTTTTGCTTCGTCTACAACTTCTGCTTCTTCGTCTGTTGACTCAATAGCAGGTTCCATTGCTTCCTCTTCGGCTTCTTCTGATTCTTCTTCACCTTCTTCTTCACCTTCGTCCTCATCGCCTTCTTCTTTGTCGCCCATCATGGCTTCAAATTCTGCTTTAAGGTCGTCTAGTGCGTCTTCAAGGTCTACAACACGGTCTTCGATGTCTTCATGATCTTCTTCATGGTCATCCATTTCACCGTCTTTGTTATAATCCATGTCCATGTCGTCATCTGCTTCGTCGCTTACATCCTTCATCATCATGTCTGTAGCATCGCCGCCGACTTCTTCGACTGACTCTTCTTCAAAGTTTTCTTCAACTTTGTCTTCGTCTGCTGATTCTTCAGTTGCTTCTTCAACTTCGTCTTCTTTAGACTCTTCAGTTGCTTCTTCAACTTCTTCGTCTTTTTCCTCAGACTCAATTAATCCTGTATAGATTTCTTTAGATTTCTCTACCACGATATCGTGGAAAAGTTCTTCTGCTTTTTCTTTATCCTCGTTTACGAGAAGATCAAGCAGTTGTTCAAATTTGCTTGTATCTGACATTTGTATATCTCCTTTAGTTTATTTGTTAGGCAAGGCTGTCCATTGTATTTACGAAAAAACCACTTTTACCAGTGGAAATAGGTGTATTTTCAGCATTTTTGTCAAAACGCTGGTTAAAATAGTTCATTTTCAAACTCAGAATATGTAATATTACTAAAATTGACATAATTATTTAACTGTGCGGGACAAAAATCACCCTTTTTAATTACCCTTTTGAAGGTAATTTCAGTATTAGAAGTGATGCTTGTTTCCGTTTGTCTCAGCCAATTACCGTAATATGTTGCTGGTTCTTTGCTTTTTTTATAATTTTGTGTATCTGCATATATGTTATTAAACTTTTTTCCATCGTTTAATCCCATATAATCAAAGCCTAATATATAGATTGTTTTGTGATTGTCTTTGGTTGCCTTGTAAAGTGCCGTAGGGCCTGAACTCCAACCTTTGCTGGGTTGAAAATAGTTTAGATTGGTGTAATTTTTATAACCGTTGTTGTAGTTTGTCCATACCACATGATTGTGATGATATCCATCACTTACTATTTCATGTACCATTTTAGGATCTACTGCTATAAGAACGTCGGGTTCAAAATGTCTGTACACTGCGTTACAAGCATAGATATCACCCTTGCCACGCAGTGTTTCTAAATCAAAATGTTGTCTTGAGGTACCGTTACCTAATACGAATGCTATGTCCATAGCACTATTTAAACGGTTTTATTAAAGGCTTGCTTCTTCTTGAGCAGGTTGGCCGTACATCTGTTGAATGAACTCAATTTCTTTTGCTTGTTCTATTTCTCTTGCTTCAGATGTGCGTCTAATTTCGTTAATCTGTTTTAGTGTTAGTCTAGTTTTTCTAGTGTCGGAAGGTTTGACAACAGAAATATCTCTCTGAGCATCATAACGCATATCATCCTCAAAGTTTTTTCCGTTTTGATCAAAATAAAAAAATTCTTTTAACAACATACTATTATTTACCTTATGTTTCTTCGCCGCCGCCTAGGGGAGGTAAACCTGCACCACCTGTATCACCACCTGCGTCATCTGCTGGAGGTTCAGGAGCATCTGCATCTGGTTCAGTTGAACCTAGATCGTCAAGGTCACTTTGTATTCCGCCTGGTGTAACACCTGCTCCACGCATTTCTTGACCGCTTCCAATGTTATTAATTGCTTCGCCTGAATTTTCTTCACGCCATAGACTTTCGTTTTCTGCCATTTCTTCTTGGCTTAGTCCTAGGAAACGTTTTAGTGCAAAGCGTTTGCTCATATAAGGTACTTCTTGTAGTGAAGCAAATGTGTTTACACGAGAATTATCCATTTCTGCTTGTCTATAACTTGCAAAGTTTTGTGGTGGATTCATTAAAACATCAAACAAATTCATGTCAATGTTTACGCCCTTGGCGTTCAAATACATTTTAAATTCTCTGTCAAACAGATAAGCAACAAGATTTTGCAATCTTTCACAGTATTTGTTGAATCTTAATTCTTGAATATAAGCAGTGCCTACCCTACCATCGTTGTACTGTGCGGCAGAATCGTCTGCGCCGGTAGGTAAGTAAGAACTTGGAATACGTAAACCTCGGAATAACTTGTTGGTGAAATACTTGAGATCGTCGATTTCGCCTAGATTAGTTCCGCCTGGTAGTGTATCAACCTTAGAACCACGTCCTTCTGCTGTTTGCGGGAAGAAGTAGTCTTCGTTAATTGATAGTGGATTGAAACTAGCATCAATTACACTTGTTCCACCTCCAGTTGCTGAAGGAATTCTGCGTTGATGGATTTCATTTTTAACCCTTTCAACAAATCCCATAGCAAGGTGAGTAGGCATGTTACCTACATCGATGTAAAATACTCTACGCTCTGGTGCTCTTTGCACACGGTAGATAATAATAGCATCTTCAAGTAATTCTTTCTGCTTATAAACCTTGAAGATAGATTCTAATAAACTGTTGCCAAATGGAAAGTTTCTATCTAAACCTTCACTTAAACTTAAATGCACCACATGCTCTGCTTCAATAGCCGCTTGATTCTGTGCTTTTTCAAATCTTGTGCCTGCTTGTTGTGGCACTGACCCTACAAAACCTCTACCATATGCACCACCTGTTGTGGTATAGTCCACTTGTCCAGTTGGAGCATTAGGATTTTTTTGACTTACACTTAGATGTTGAAAGTTTACATTAATATCTCTAATAACATACTGCTCAGGTTCTTTACCTTCGCTTTCATTTACAATAATTTTGTCAACTTTTGCTGGATCAATGTGAAACAATTTAAATGTTTCAGGATCTCTAATAAAAAATGCATCACCGTATTTGAATACATTACGAATAATTCTAAAAATACGTCTATCAAACTGATTTAATTCTACCCATTGTTGCAGATAACTTTTTAAAATTTTAGTTTCTGAACTTGTTGGAGTATTTTTAAAATGTATATGGAATGGTGTTCTGTTTTCTTTGCTTTCTTGCGTACAAAATTCTGCTAGAATATCCAGTGCGGCATTTACTTCACTGTCTGCATCCATTGTTTCATATTGACCATAGCGTTCAATTCTGTTTGGATGTCCTGAATATACATCAGGTAAAAAACTTGAATAGTTTGTTCTCGCAGGGCCGCTTTGACCTGAGCCGGAAATAGGACTAGTATTACCAGAAGTATCTGTGGGTTTATATTCTTGAAAGTATCTTTTCCAACTCATTTATTTTTCCTATACATAATTTTCAATTGCTGATATTGTGTTTTCTTGTTTTCTTTGCAATTCTCTCATGTCTACGTGCAGTGTATTTAACGCATTTACTAATTGTACACGACTCTGTTTGGTTTCGTCAAGTAGTTTTTCTACCAAACTGTTGCCTGCACCAACTCCAGCAGTAGCAGTTGTTCCCATAGCGTTGTATTCTGCGGCTTCCTGTGGATTTAACACCCTTTCGCCTGCATGAATTTTGGCTAGTGTAGTTTTTGGTTCGGTCATTCGACCCAATGCGCCTCTAGTTCCTACTCTTCTTTCACCATCGTAATAACCAGACTCTTCTAATTTTCTTAATAGTGCATCGTCATCACCGAAACCAAACAATGATGAGCGTCCTGATCCAGTTAAATCTTCTAGATAATCAGCACCTAATACTTTTCCTGTAATGCCCCCTAGGTAACCTCTAAGGTTTCTAAGGAAACTGTCGGAATCTCTATCACGCTGACGAAATTGTTCGCGAATAAACATAACCAATTGATCACGCTCTTCATCTGACACTGAACTTGGATCTTCTCTCATCCTATTTACGATATCGTCAATTTGATTTCCAGATCCACCAGTAATACCTGTAGCACCTAAGAAACTAGGAAGCATTCCTGATCGTTCATTTGTTATCGCGTCTGCGATAGTTCCGCCTATTCTTTCAAAAATTTCTCTACCAGTTGTATCCCACCACTCATATATCTTGTTACCTAGATTGGTTAGCATTTCTTCTGCTGAATCGTAGATGTTTTGTCTTCCTTGTTCGTCAAACGGATTGTAGTTTTTTAGATTTTCAAATGCAGAATCATAATCATAGGTTCTAAAGAAGTTAATAAATTCCACAATTTTATCTTTAAATGTAGGAATTTTTAGGGCTAGTTCTGACATTGCAGTTGTAAATGTTCCGCTTTCGAATACATCAGCAAAAAGATTAGCAAGAGCATCTCTTACATCTCGCACTGCCCTATTGAAACTATTAAACACTCTCTGTGTTGGTGATTCTGTACCTAGATTAGACGTAAGATCAGTGACACTACCACCAAACATGTTAACAAATCTCACAATTTCACTGCCTGCCATACCGTATGGATCGCCCATTAGTGCAAGTGATCCAAAGTATCTACTGTTAGCATCGGCAAATCCTCTACTTGCATTTGCAAATTGATTCATTTGTCCGTACATGCTGTTGTTAAAATCTTCTAAACTTCCATTAAAGTTACGTGCTTGGCTGTTTAGGCTTTGTAATTGTGCTCCAAACCCAGGCATCATGGACGTAAGTTGTTGTGCACCTTCGGTAACAGGATTTACACCCATCATAGTAGCCATCGCCGCTTCACGTCCTGCGTCACCAAAACCTGCCTGATAGGTATCAAGTATAGAATTTAATCTGTTTTGTGTTTCACCATCAAACTGTGATATAAAGTTTTTAAAAGCAGTATTCATGTTGGCTTTGTCAACACCTTCTTTCAGTTGATCTGCTTGAATACCTGTAAGTTCTGAAAGTCTACGCAAGCCTTTTGCATAATCGTCACTTAAATTAATAACCTGTTGTTGGCTAATTGTGCCTCTCTGCATTGCCAGTGCATTTCTCGAAAAGAATGCTAGGAAATTTTCGTTTTGTTCAGCATAACTTAAACCATAACGCTGTAGGACTTCTTCATTTTGTTGGAATGCTATCCTAGCCGCATCAACCGCCATTCTAGCACCTCTGGTACCTGTACCTAAACGTGCAAGTTCTTCACTGTTTGCGGCCAAATTTCCTGCCAATTGATCGAGATTAATACCTGCGCCGGTGGCAAAACTTCTCATTCTTTCCAATTGGTTACCGAACACAATACCGCTTGTGCTTAACTGTTGAAAAGTTTGATAATTGCCGTATAGCAGTTTAGTAATAGCATGAATACTGTCGCCAAACCCTAGAATATTAAGTCTGCTTTTGGAGATAGTTTCTGTAAATCCTGTAATTTCTGATTGGCTTTCTATCAAGCCTGCACTAAATCCAACAACAGCATTACCTGCTTTGATAATACTGCCTAAACCCTTGACTGTTCCTTTGATTGCAGTTCCTAGTAGGCTAAAACTACCAGTTACCGCACCCATAGCAATACCTAATGGTGTGGTTTTTTTGAGTAAACTGCCTATTCCTGTATTACCGTTGCCTGCAGAATTGTTAAGACCTCCTAGTGCTTCTAGGATCTTTTGCATCGTGGCTTCTTCTGCCGCGTTCTCCAATCTTACATCTGCGTCACCAATTTGTCCGGTTACTGCCATTATTTCATTTTCCCCATTAAGTGCGTATATAAATACATTTGCTAATTAATAGCATAACATTATTTATTGGAGATAAAAACATGGAAAATCAAAGTGTGTTGGCAAAATACAAACGCCAGCCGAAAATTTACCTAACACTGCCAAGTGGCGGAAAATGGTATAAGGATAATCCTGTTGAAAAAAGTGGTAGCGGAGAACTTCCAATATACTCCATGACGGCAAAAGATGAACTGTTGATGAAAACACCAGATGCACTAATGAACGGTGAAGCAACGGTCGAAACAATAAGCAGTTGTTGTCCACTTATTGGCGATCCATGGCAGATGCCTATGATTGACGTGGACGCTGTTTTGGTTGCAATAAGAATTGCAACTTACGGTGAAAAAATGGAAATGGAAATTCCTATTCCAGGATTAAAAGAGCCAACAAACGAAACAATTGAAATTGATCTTAGACAGGTACTCGATGGATATCAAAGCAGACAGTGGATTGATTTTGTTGAATACCAAGATTTAAAATTTCATCTAACACCATTGACTTACAAACAAAGCACCGACCTTTTTCAATCCACATACGAAAATCAAAGGCTTGCTACTATATTGCAAGATACCAAAACTAGCGATGCTGATAAGATGGAAGCATTTAAATTAGGCTTTAAAAAACTATCACAGGTCACACTAAACACCGTGCTAGGACATGTTAAAGCAATTGAAACTCCAGAAGGTATTGAGGATAATCCAAAAGCAATTAGAGAGTTTTTTGATAACACTGACAAAGACACGTTCTTAGCAGTAAGCGAGCATCTAGACAAAATGCGAAAGCAATTTAATGCTAAACCACAAATCTACAAAGTTCCAAAAGAACATGTTGACAACGGCGCACCGGAAGAAATTGAAGTACCGATGGTGTTTGATCAATCAAATTTTTTCGTATCAAAATAGCAACACTCTCGATTTCTGAGATCGATAAATTCGTACAGGATCTAGAAAAACAAACCAACGTGTTTATGGAAGAACTAGTTACACTGTGTTGGTATACTAGGGGAAGTATGCAAATACATGACGCTTATAACAGCACCCACGAAGAACGTAGAGCAATATCTAAACTTGCAGAACGCAATCTAGAAACTACTAAAAAATCCGGAATAAGTTTTGTTTAGGATTTGTTGACTGATTTACCAAGTTGAAGTAACTTGTTAATGCTAGTAGCATCATCAAACGAATTAACTAGTGTGCTGATCAACGGACGTACTGCATCTCGTTGCTGTTTAGTAACTTGTTCTCCGTTACTTAATCTATTCAGTGCATCTCTTGCCATATTGATATTTTCAATACCAAAATCACTTTTTAAACGCTGAAGTGCTTTTTTGGTGTTCTTATCATCGCCGCCTTGTTGTCCGCCTGCACTGCTACCTTGTTGTCCACCACCGGTTAAACTGCCTAGGCCGGTACCGCTGTATCCTGCTTTTGTATCATAAGCGTCTGTTGCCGCTTTCATGATCAGTTTGTCAATTTGACTGCTTTTCATTTCTGCTTCTTCTACGCTTTCGCCTTGGCCAAATTGTTTAATATCACTCTGTGATGGCATTTGAATAATGTTATCGTCGTCACCGGCTTGTTGATCATCTTTACCAGCCAATGGTCCTTTTTGCATTGTTTTGGCTTTTTCTTTGTTAGCCATGTCTTGTGCTAACTTTTCAACACCCTGTGTAGGATACTTGTTCATTTTGAGAAATTTAATTAATTCTTCTGCATTCATTTCACGGCCACTTGCGCCTAGGTGTTTCATGAACGCTTTTTTGATTAGGTTAGCCATTTTGCCTGTTTCCAGTTTACCTGCGGCCTTGTCACTGCCAAATGCTTTAGCAATGCCCAATCCAGTACGTTTTAGTATACCCTGTGGTGCTTCATCCACTTTTGGTTCTACAATAGCAAATTCATTAATTTTCATATCCTAATCTCCTACAATTATTTATACAATCACACTTGTATATATC